CCGGGCAAGGGGCGCGACCCGGTGCTAAAGGGCCTGGTCGGCGTGTCCGAGCAAGCGTTGAAGGCAACCGAGGAGGTGCGCGCTCTGGGCAACGGGCTGCTCGGAGCGTACCGCATGTTGGGTCAGAGCGCGCAAGAATTGCGGCGCATGGCCAACAACCCCAACACCAACTCGGACAGCGTGATCATTGACCTGGCCGAAACCGTGGAGGCCATGTTCCAGATGTCCGGGTTCCTGAACGGTACTCGATCCGAGAGTGGCCGGATTCTGGCCGGTTGGAGCGCACGCGCGGCCAAAGGTCGGGCCAACGGGTTGCTGGACGCGGCCCTGGCCAAGGAGTACAACAGGGCCAAGGCCGAGCTGTTCAACGGTCAGGACCCGCGCAAGTTCGTGGACGCGGTGGGCGAGGTCTTGGACGGCGCCGTGCGCCCCGAGGATGCGGCCGGTGGAATCATGAAACTGGCCCGGGTGTCGCTGGGTCGGCGCTTCGGCAACGTGCTGACCGGGACGTTCATCCAGTCCATCCTGAGCGGTACCAAGACGCACGTCATCAACTTCGTCATGCCCATGATCGCCTCGGCCACCAGGTCCGTGGAGATGGTCGCGGGCGGTGCGGTGCTCGGCAACTTTGGGAGGGCCGAGCAGGGCCTGCGCGAGCTGGCGGTCATGGTCACTTCGTTCCGTGAAGCGCTGGGGGGCGCGCGCAAGACGTTCAAGGCGCGTCGACCGACGCTGTTCCCGAACGCCCCGGCCAAGTTGGACCCGGCGCTGCCCGGGGCGGCCGAGCTGCACAACCTGGAGCGCCAGCGCAAACTGGGCCGGCCGGACATTGGGCCCGTTTCGCCCGAGCAGTTGCTGGGCCTGCCGGCTGAGACCAACTGGTTCACGAAGTTGTTGTCGAGGTTGTCCGTGGTGGTGGACCTACCCGGCACCGTGATTGCCACCACGGACGAGGTGGTGCGCGGCATGACGGCCCGCATGGTCATGCGCAGCGAGCTGTACCGAACGGCCCTGCGGGATGGCGGGCTGTCCCGCGCCGGCGCCGCGGAGTTCGTGGAGGAGGCCATGGAGCGACTGGTCTACAACCACGAGGTGTTCTCCTGGAACACGGTGAAGCAGCGAGCGCGCGACGTGGCCGCGCGGGAGGGGTTCGTTGGTCGCGGGGCGGACATGCGCGAGGGTCGCTTGGCCGAAGAGATGTTTGAGGTCGACAGGGAGTTCTTGGAGCCCATCATTGATGTCGCCAAGCAGCGCGGAGACGAGATCACGTTCACGACCCAGCTCAAGGAAGACACACTGGGCCGTCGGTTCCAGGACATGGTGGCAACGGTGCCCATCCTGCGCTTTGCCATCCCGTTCGTGCGCACGCCCACCAACCTGCTCATCTACGCTCGCCGCCGTGCGGACGTGATCGGGCCGGGCGTGTGGCTGATGACGCGCCCGCTGCCCAAGAAGTTGGGATTGAGGATCACTGGCTACTTCCAGAATCAGTTCCTGCAGGACGTGACTGGGACCGCCGGCAAGACGGGCCGCGAACTGCTGCACGCCCAGGACTTGCAGGCCGACGCAGTGGGCCGCGTGGTGCTCGGCACGTCGTTCCTGGGCACCATGCTCGTCGCGGCCCAGAACGGAACCATCACCGGCGCCGGCCCCCCGGACAAGGAGCGCCGCGAGGCGTTGAAGGCCGCCGGGTGGCAGCCGTACTCGGTCCGGGTGGGTGACACGTATCTGTCGTACGAGCGACTGGACCCGTTCGCGTCCGTCATGGGCGTGGCCGCGGACCTGTTCAACTTCGCTCAATGGGCCGACACCGAGGACGAGTCCGATGTCACGGCCGTGGCGCAGGCCACCATCTCGGCCCTGGCCGGAATCGTGAAGTCCAAGTCATACCTCACCGGGATGCAGCGCCTGAGCGAGATGCTCACGAACCCCATCCAGGGCTCTGTCACCGTCGGGCGCAGCACGCTGGCCGCGTGGATGATGCCGGCCTTCGTGGAACAGTTCACCCCCACTGGGCTCCCCGGGGTGCAGGGCGATGAGCACGTGCGCGAGGTGCGCAGCGTGCTGGACGCCGTGATTCGGCGGACCCCCGGCATGTCCGCGGACTTGGAGCCCCGGCGCAACCTGTACGGCGAGCCCATCGTGCGCACTCGGCGCCTGGGAGATGGTGGCGACGTGTCGTCCGTGCAGTCCATCTGGATGCCGGTGTCGTACACCGAGGTCAGTGACGACTTGGTGGACTTGGAGTTGGGCGCGTTGAAGCACGGATTCCAGCCGCCCAAGCCCAAGCGGGGCGGCTTGGACCTCACTCAGTTCCGTTCTCGGTCCGGGCAGACCGCGTTCGATCGTTGGTCCCAACTGCACGGCGAGGTCAAGGTCGGAGGGCGCACCATTCGGGACGCGCTGCGGCGCCTGATCCGCAGTCGTGCGTACCAGGCCCTTCCCTCCGAGTCGTTGCCCGGTCTGGAGACGCAACGAGTGGCGCTGGTCAGCAACATGATCGGGCGCTTCCGAGATCGTGCGTTCGCCCAGACGCTCAAGGAGTACCCCGACCTCGCGGCCGAGTACCGCGGCAAGTCCTTGTCGCGCCGGGCCGACACGCTGCGCGGTCAGTTGGCCACGCGCCGGCCTGCCGGGCTGAACGCCCTGTTCGGGGCCGCCCTCGGGCCCGACTTGGGGGTGCGCTGATGGCGTTCTCGTTGGTCAGCACGTACAAGCTGCTGAGCGCTGTCGTTACCGAGGTGGCATCGAGCGTCCAGGCCCGCAACACGGCGCGCGAGGGCACGTTCGTAGTCAGCACCGCGGCCGACTCGTTGATCGTGAACCTGGAGGGCCGGCCCGACGAGAACTCTGGCTGGATCCTGTTGGGCCAGATCGGCACCGGCAACCTGGAGGACAGCCCGGTGTCCGGCGCCACCCGGCGTGTGGCCGTTGGTCGCACCAAGCTACTGCCCGAGTACCGAGTGCGCGTTCAGTACCTGGCCGGCGACGATCGAACCACGGACGTGTACGTGGTGCCGGACCACAGCGACGTGCTCACTGAGCTGCCGCTGTCCGGAACAGACACCACGGGCGTGTCGCAGGTGGAGGTCACGGCCACGGTGATCGGCAGTGCGAACGTGGTGCACACCGCTCCGGCCGGGTCGGACATCGCGGACTTCGTGACGCTGTACGCCGTGAACCTGGACGGGGCGTCCAACTACAACCTGACCCTGGCCGTGGGCACCGAGTTGATCGGGCCGCTGCAGATCAACCGACTGCAGGTGCCGGTGCTGGTGCTGAGCAACTACCGCATGAACAACGCTCTGGAACTGCTGGCCTACGCCTCGGCCGCCAGCAAGGTCCGCCTGTTCGGCACGGTGCAAGCCAGGTACGTGCGGGCCACGGTCTGATGCCCGACCTGGTGCTGCGGAACGAGGGGTTCCAGGACGCGGTGGATGCTCTGAACACGGCGGGCGTGAAGCTCGACGGCATCGAGGCGGGCGCGAACCTGTACGCCCCCGACCTCTTCCACGTCGTCAAGTCGGGCGATCAGGCGCTCACGGCATCCTACGCCGACATCACGACCTGGGCAACACCCGCCATCGTCGATGCCGGCAGCTTCTCGTTCGTCGCGGCCACTGGAATCCTCACGATCAACAAGACCGCCTGGTACGACATCTCGGCCTACGCGCGCATCGACATCACTGCGACGCCGCAGTCGAACACGGCGCTCGTCAAGCTCCAGGAGGACATCGGGCCTGGGTACGTGGACGTTGCCGGCACCGAGGTCGGGGCTGGCGTTCTGAACGCTGCCGGGGTCACGAGCAACACCTGCTCGTTCCAGATCCTGCGGAACATGGCCTCCGGCTCCAAGCTCAAGCTCCGCGCGATCCGGTCGAACGGGACCGGGACCATCAAGGTGATGGCCGCAGGGACCGGGTTCACCGTCCTGGAGGTCAAGTGACCGCGGGACCTCCAGAATACCCCCTATGGGGGCCGGGATACCCCCATTCCAGGCCCGCCAGTGGCTGCCAACATGGCAGGGCCACCAGACCTCCTGGGAGGCGCCAGGAGCGCACCGAGTCCCGGTTGACCCGAACGTCCACCTTCCCCGTCGAACCCCCACCACGGCCCGCTCACGAGGCCGCACCACCCTCCAATGACTTACGCAAGAGTTCCCAGGTCCGTGGTCCTCGTCGAGGGCCTGACCGGCACGCAGGCCGTGGCCCTGACCACCGCCGGCACCGAAACGATCGCCCGCTGCGAGCCCATCGGCCTCACGCCAACGTCCTCCACGCGGTGGGTCACGGCCGTGGCCAGCGCGGACCCCGCCGAGGACGGTCTTGACGCCGGCCGCGTGACCATCACGGTGTACGGGTCGTTCGACGGGTCCACGTGGGAGGACGTGGGGGGCGGCGCCACGCCGGCCGCTCGCACCATGACGGACCGCGTTGGCGGCGGCGGTACCGCGCTGTTCTCGGCCGACGACTTGGGCGGGGACAACTGGTTCGCGCGCGTGGCCGTGGACTGGTTCCCGTTGTACAAGGTGGTGTTCTCGGGCGTGACCGAGGTGGCCCCCGCCGTGACGTACGACGTGTTCATCACCGATTGCGAGAGGGCCGTCTGATGACGTACGCCAGGATTCCCAGGACTGTTCGTCTGATCGACGGCCTGAGTGGCACCGCGGCGGCGGCGCTCGGAGAGCACGCTGTGGCCGAGAGGGAACCGAACGGGTTCGGCGTCATCGCCGGCGCGTGCTGGATCTCGTTCACCACGAACGGCAACCCCGTGGGCGCCGGCACCGGCACCATCACGTGGACCATCTACGGCTCGAACGACGGGGCGACCTGGATGGACACCGGGGCCGTCGTGGCGGGCGTCCCCACCGCCAACACCGTGATCCAGACGGCCTACACCGCGGACGACGCCGGCGGTTCGCGGTACTTCGCGCGCGTCACGCTGAACTTCTTCCGCTTCGTGCAGGTGCGCGCGTCCAACGTGGCCGTGACCGGGGCCAACACGCACGTCGTGACGATGACGGACTGCCGGGAGGTGGCCTGATGCCTCGACAGTTCGATGCTGCCGTGAAGGTGGCGCACCTGGTCTTCGCGTCCGTGTTGCTCCTGCTGGCCCTGTCCGGCGCGGTGTGGGGCATGATCTCCGTGCACGCCAACGGTAGGCACGCCGATTCGGTGGGACGCCAGGAGTGGGCCGCGGTGCGCGAACTGATGCAGGCCGAGCACCTTCGGTTGGAACAGAAGGTCGATGCCGTGCTGGCTCGATTGGGAAGATGAGCACCCCTGGGGCACGTTGTGCGCACGAAACCTTTCATGCGCGCGAATTGGAGGAACGATGAGTACCGAGAAGCGAATGCGGGACCTGCACTCCGCCGTGGCGGCCGAGTTCCTGCGGCAACTCAAGACCCCGGGCAACGACGGGGTGCCGGCGGCCGTGTTGAAGCAGGCCATTGAGTTCCTGCGCGACAACGGCGTGACTGCGGACCCCAGGACTGGCAAGTTGCGAAGCCTGGTCGAGGGCATGGAGCTGGTGGACGACGAGATGCCGCGCGTGCCCAGGAAGGTGGGGTAGGTGCGAGCACGTCCTGAGCCCATCTGGACCGGCAGCGCCCGGGAGGACTTCCAGGACTTCCGAAACTTCCTGTGGTACGGGTATCGCCACATCGGGTTCGGCGACCCGTCCGAGCTGGTGAACGACTTCGCGCACTTCGTGCAGACCGGCCCGGACCGCGCCATGGCCCAGGCCCTGCGCGGCATCGGGAAGTCGCACGTTCTGGGCTTCTTCTCGGTGTGGTCCCTGGGGTGGGACCCTGACACGAAGGTGCTGTGCGTGTCGGCTTCCAAGGACCTGGCCGACGCCAACACCACCCTGCAGCTCGGGCTGGTCATGGACATCCCCATGCTCAGGCCGCTCATGCCGCGACGCGGACAGCGCGAGTCCATGACGCAGTGGGACGCGGGGTTGGCCCGGCCGGCCAAGGATCCCAGCGTGAAGTCCGTGGGCGTGTTCGGGCGCATGGTGGGTTCGCACGCGGACCTCATCGTGCCGGACGACATCGAGGTGCCCAACACCAGCGACACCCCGGGAATGCGCATCAAGCTGCGTTCGAGATCGCGCGAGTTGGAATCCATCGTGAACCCCGGCGGGCGCATCGTGTACTTGGGCACCCCGCAGAACGAGGAGACCATGTACAACGAGCTGCCTGAGCGCGGGTACGTGGTGCGCGTGTACCCGGCCGAGTACCCGCCCAGCTCATACGGCCAGTGGGGCCGCTTGCCGTCGTGGATCCAGGACAAGGTGCACGCGGACCCGTCCGTGGTGGGCACGCCCTTGGACCCCTCTCGGTTCGGTTCGTTGGTCCTGCAGGACCTGCGCGTGGCTCGTGGGCTGTCCGAGTACCGCTTGCAGTACATGCTGGACACCACGATCTCGGACTCCGATCGCCGGCCGCTGCGACTCGCGGACCTCGTTGTAATGGACCTGCCCGACGTGTCCCTGGGACCGGCCAAGGTCGTGTGGTGCTCCGACCCCGAGCACATCGTGGACAACGTGCCGTGCCTGGGAATTGCGGGCGACCGCCTGCACCGGCCCATGATGGTGTCCGATGAATGGTCCAAGTACACAGGTGCGGTCATGTACATCGACCCGGCCGGGCACGGCGAGGACGAGACGGCCTGGGCGGTGGTGAAGCTCCTGAATGGGATGCTGTTCGTGACCTCGTGGGGTGGCCACCAGGAGTCCGGGTCCTCGGACGGCGTGCTAACGGCGCTGGCCAAGGTGGCGGCGAACCAACGGGTGAACACCGTGGTGATCGAGTCCAACTTTGGGGACGAGATGTACGGCAAGCTGCTGCAGCCCCACCTGCGCCGCGAGTACCGCACGGACGAAGGGTCCGGCGTGGCCGTGCAGAGCATCCGAGTGGCCACGCACAAGGAGCGACGCATCATCCAGACGCTGGAACCCGTCATGAACCAGCACCGCCTGGTCGTGAGTGCCGATTGCGTGCGCCGCGAGGTGGCCGAGGCCCGCAACAGCCGCGACGACGGGGCGCAACACCGCTGCTTGACTCACCAGATCAGCCGGGTCACGAAGCAGACCAAGTGCCTTCGGCACGACGACCGACTGGACGCCCTGGCCGGTGCAGTGCGGCACTGGACCGAGTTCATGGCCGCCGACCCGGACCAGGTGCGCGCGGACGCCCGCCGCAGCGCCCTGGACGACTTCGCCGAGGGCCGCTCGCTCCTGAACCCGGACAAGAATCCGCCCGCCCAGCGCTGCTCGTGGCTGTTCAACAGCCGCCTTGGCGCCCCGGTCGGTTGACGATTTGCGCCAGAACCACTAGTTTTCTGGCGGTTTCGGCGTGAATCGTCAAGTTGCCGAAACCTCGGCACATCGTCACAAGTGCCAAGGAAATGTCGGCACATCGTCACAAGTGCCAACAGATGACGGCTTCACCTCCGTCTGCGAGGAAACTGGCGGGCCAGGTCCATTCGCGCTACTCCGGTTCGTTCAGGTCATTCAGCTCGTCGGGAAGCAGCCCGCTGTCGATGCGGTGCGCCGTCTCCATGAGCGCCATGCCGTTCCACACGGCCTGGGCCAGGTGGTCCTCGTTTCGTTCCCCTGCGAGGAAACGGAACGTGTGGCGCAGCATGGAGTCCAGGTACCGGCTCAGGGGCTGCCCTTTCTCCCAGTTGCGGTCACCGTACTTCTCGGCGCCCTTCTCGAACACCCGCGCCAGCCGGAACACGGCGTGCGGGGGCAGCAGGTCGTACCGCCCCTTGTCCGTTCGGATGTCCCGGCGCGAGCCGGTGTCGAACTCGTGTCGTTGCCCAGAGTCCAGGATGGGTTTGGTGTGCTGGTCCACTGTCCTCACCTCCCGGGGTTGTTCAAGATCCGCTCGTTCAGCCACCTATCGTGCAGCACGACCAGCTCCATGGCCATGGCGTTGTGCAGCTCGAACAGCGCTCCAGGCGATCGCTCCCAGCCGTCCAGCAACACGATGCCACCGCACCTCGTGAGCAGGGCCAGGTCGCGCCGCATCGTGCTCGCCCGAACGCTCGGACCACGCCGCGCGTCCTCCTCGGGCGGGCACACCACGCTGAATCCAGCGGACCTCCAGCGATCGGCCGCGTCGTAGAACCTGGCACGATTCTCGTTGTGCAGGCCAGTCATCGGTCCAGACAGGTACAGTGCCCGCGGTAGCTGCATTACGGTCAACTGCTCGGATTCCACAGCTTCACCTCCTTTGTGGTCCAGTCGTAGTCATCGTCCACGAGGATGCGCGCCACGCGAGCTTGTGACAGCGCGAAGTTCTCGTCCAGGTCCTTGTCCTCGTAAGCTTGCACGATGGCGCCCCACCAGTTGGAGGGCTCCTCCGCGTCCAGCAACCTGCCGGCACGCACCGGCCCCATGCCAGGGCAGCCCGGGTACTCGTCCGTTCGATCGCCCATGAGGGCCTGCAGCATGTGCTGTCGGTGCGCACTGTCCCGGGTCACTTCGAGGATCCCTCGCTCGGGATGGTCGGGGTTGAACAACCGGCCTGGCACCTGCAACAGGTCCTTGTCGATGCTGACCACCACGGTCAGGTCGTCCGCGAAACGGCCGGTGGCCAGCAGCCCCAGCACGTCATCACCTTCCAGCCGCGCCTCCAGCACGGTGTCGAACGTGCCCTGCACAACGTCCCGGGCCGGCCCATAGCCCGTGGGCTTGGGCTTGTTCGACCGGCCGCGCTTGTAACTCGGGAACACATCCTCCCGCCAACGCCGACCGTAGGCGGACAGAGCGCACACGATGTGAGCCTTGTTGGACTTGCTCAGGCCGAGAACGTCGTGCAGGTGCCTGGCCGTGTTGCGGATGGACGCCACCACCAGGGACTCAATCTCGGCTTTGTCGAACGTGGACACGCACACACCGTCGCCCATGTCATAGTACCCGGCACAGTGCGTCGCAACGGTGTGACACACGGTGTCCGCATCGAACAGCAGCACGGTGTTCATCAGTCGGTCCCCGCGATGTATTCCCGAACTTGTTCCGGGTCGTAGGTCAGAGCGATGGCGAACGCGCGGAACAGGTCGCACAGTTCGAGCAGGCCCAGTTCCCCCATGGTCGAGGACACCCGGACCCCGGGGGCTGTGTGCGTCTCCCGCGCGGTCAACACGATGGTCTGTCGGTCGTCGAGTTCGGTCTTCATTGTTGGCCCTTCTCTGGGTTGAAACGTTTGCTGAAAGTACCGTGAAATGTCTCCTTCTGAAAAGTATCGGTCAGTGCGTCTGGCTCCAGTCGTCCCCGACATGGAACTCGCCCGTCATCGGGCACCTCGTTCGGAAGAACGTGCCGGCCGCCTCAATGCCCCGTACCATGCACTGGCCGGCGAACTCGGCGTGCGGCACGGGAACCTCCCACTGCATCTCGTCATGGAAGTACCCGACCTGGTGGTAGTCCTGGCCCAGCATCAGGCCCTCGGACTCCATGGTGTGGTGCGACAACACTGCGGCCTGCTTCATCATGACCGCGGCGTTGCCTTGGATGACAGTGTTCAGGGCCGAGTGCAGGGAGCGCACGGGCAGCGGGCGCCCATCGACGGCCCGGAAGTGGGCGTTGTCGCGCAGTCGCAGCGACCAGTTGCCGCTCCTCAGCCTCGTTCGCACGGCCATGTTCCGGTCCAGCAGCACGATCTCCAGGTCCTGCAGCAGAGCCCCCAGGCCAGCGAACCGATTCAGGAAGTTCTGGCGCATCCTGTGGCCGCACGTTTCGCTCACACCGGCCATCTCCCCGAGTTTCTTGGGGCCGGCACCGTACATGAAGGCGTAGAACCAGTTCTTGGCCTTGTTGCGCGGCAGCCCCAAGATGGCCGCGTTGGCCTCGTGCACGTCCTGCCCGCCCAGGATCATGTCACGGAAGCGCCCGCCATCGTGCGGCACCAGCAGGTGCGCGAACCACCTGGCCTCGATGCCCGATGCGTCCGCCCCCACCAACTTCATGCCGGGCCCGGCCACCCAGCACGAGCGTGACTCCTGGCCCCATGGCTTGTCCACGGACGTGACCTGGCTCATGTTCGGGCGGCTGTGCGTGACCCGGTGCGTGTTGGTGCCGCAGTGGTTCACGTAGCCGTGCACCCGGCCGTCGGCGCCCTGGAACTTCAACCACGCCTTCGTGCCCTCGGTCACCGACCCGAGGCGACGCTGCACCATCATGCGCTCGGTCAACAGCTCCACATCGGGGTCTGTCAACTGCTCCAGCACATCCTCATTCACCGTGGGTTGGCCGTTGGGCGTGAACTCTGAGGGTTCCCAACCGCGCTCAATCAACCGGGCCGCCACTTGTTGGCGCGACTCCGGGTTGAACACCTCGGTACGTTGGCGGACCAACCGCTTCTTGGGGGTGATGTACTCCACCTGTTTCGGTGGGAACGCAACCTGCAACTGCACGTCCAGTTCTGCCCTGCGCACGGTCAACTTGCGCACCAACTCGTCCACCCTGATGTTGTCCAGCAGGAACCCGGAGCGCATCTGGGCGTCGATGATGGCGCTGAACTCGTGCTCCAGGTCCGAGGCCGTCGGGTCCAGGTCCTTGGACTGGATGCGCTGCCACAGCAGGTCCGTGAGGCGCACGTCGCGCACGCAGTAGTCGATCATGTCCTGGGACAACCGCGAAAAGTCCGAGTGGTCACCCTTCGGGAACCGGAAGCGTTCGCCCCATGCTTTCAGTGCGTGACTGCCGTGCAGCCGGCCCTTGCCGCGCAGGGCCCTGCCGTCCAGCCTGGCAATGTCGGACCACAGAACGCGCGACAGGATCAGTGTGTCCCGGACCGCGGCGTCGGTCTCGAAGCCCGTGAGCTTGCGCAGCACGGGCAGGTCGAAGCCCTGAATGTTGTGCCCGACCAGCACGTTGGCCCGCCTCAGTGCCGCCAGACCGTCCGCCAGGGGGCCGTCGCTGGCCAGCGCTGACTGGTCGTGGTACACCCGCACTTCGCGTTCGGCGTTCGAGGTGTCGCACAGACAGATCAGGTGTACCTTGGTGGCCTCGTTCAGCAGGCCGTCGGTCTCAACATCGAACACTACTTCGATCACTTGACCACCTTCACTTCAATCACGCACCCCAGCTCACCAAGCAGACTCTTCACGTCTTCCTTGGCGGTCTTGAGCGCGTCCATGATGCTCTGTCCGGTCACGATGTGTTGCCGAGCCCTGCGGTTCAACAAGCTGTGGGCAAGGCCGTCCAGCGTCACGTGGTACGACACGCTCTTCCAGCCAACCGCCTTGGTCCACTTCTGCAGGATGAACTGATTCTCGTCAGCGAACACTCTGAGTTCTCCAATCTTGGTCATCTCGTTGCCTTCCATGCCTGTCTCGCAGACTCTGAGCCCCAACCAGCAAAGATTGCACCGACGAACAGCGCGCGTGTCACATACACCGGGACCCCCCAGAGCAAGTGCCACACGATGACGTACCACTTACTGTATCTCATGTCCGTTTCTCCTTGGATCCGGGCCTTCACATTCCTGGCACGGGCGGATCCGGGGCGCCTCACCGATCCTGTGCATGAACTCCAGGAACATCAGCACGTCGCCCGGTCCCGGCGGACCGATGAGCGCGGTGTCGCAGCAGTACCCAATGAACTCGATGGAGTCCAGGCCGGGACCGACGAACCGCAGTCCGCCACACTTCGTGCAGGTCATCAATAATTCCTGGCCACCTCGGCCGGTCCGGTCATTCCGTCGTACTTGGCCAACGCCAAGTCCACCTCGTTCAACAGCCCGGTGGCATCGTCGTACATCAGTGCGCCCGCCGGCCCCGTCCGCCCAGCCCGCCGATTCTTGAGCACGGCCAAGCGCAGGGTGGAACGTTCCGCATCGTCCGGGGCCTCTAGGTTTCGTGCTGCTCCGATCACGGTCCAACTGAGCTGCTCCAGCGCCCCGGACCCCCGCAGGTTGGACAGGTGCGGCATGGCCCCGGACTCCCATCGTTCGTCCGAGCGGTTCAGGTGCGTGATGATCAACAGCCCGCACTTGGTGCGCTGCACCAACGACCCCAATCCCGTCATGAGCACGTCGATGGTCTTGCGCTCGTTGCGCGTGTGCGTGCCGGACACCACGATGGAGATGTGGTCCAACACCACGTACTCGCAGCCCAGCACGCGCACCATGTACTCGATGCGCGACAGCAGCACGTTGTCCTCCAGGCTGCCCCAATGGTCGTACATCGGCATCCTCGCACCCAGGAACTCCGCAGCTCCCGCCCAGTCCTGGGGCCGCCGCGCTGACAGCTCATCCCTGGCCGCGGGGTCAATCAGCAGGTCCTGGCCGTTCGTGCCCATGAGCTGTCCGGCCAGGATCAGGGCGGTCTCCTGCACGGACTCCTCCAGGGCCACGATGCCAGTGTTGTGACCGGCCTTGGCCAGGCCCAGTGCAATCTGCCTCACCAGTGAGGACTTGCCCGAGCCGGATCCGCCGCAGAACATGGTGATCTCGTTCTGCCTCAGCCCGCGCGTGATCGCCTGCAACTCCGAGAACGGATAGTCCACGTGCGGTGGTACCGGGCGGTTCATGTGGTCCAGCACCTCGGCGCCGGTGATGATGCCGTCCGGACGCCACACCTTGGCGCCCCACATGGCATCGACCAACTCCGCGCTGCGACCGGCCAGGAGCATCTCGTTGGAGTCCTTCAAGGGCAGGACAGCGATGCGGGCCATGCCGGCAGGCAGCACCATGGCGCACCTCTCGGCCGCCTCCCGTCCTGCTTCGTCGTTGTCCAGCATGAGCACAACGTACTCGAACCCAGACAACCACTCCAGTGCCTCCATGATGTCCTTGTCCGCGGACCCGCACCCGTTCTTCACGGACACCACGGGCCACTTGTTGCCCAGCACCTGGCTGAGCGCATGGGCGTCGTGCTCGCCCTCGGTGATGGTCACGAAGCGCCCTCGGTCGCGCCACAGGTGCTGCCCGTACAGGCCGCGCACGGCCTTTGCGTTGCCCAGCCAACTGAACGTCTTGTCGCGGCGCCGCACTTTGTAGGCAACGCCACCTTGGTGTGGATAGCGCGCGGCCTGGTGGCGGCCGTCCCGCAGGCGCACCGTGCCGTACCCGAACTTGTCGAGTGTGGCAGCGGTCAGTCCACGGGACGGGAGGCCAGCAGGCAGCGGTCCCCAATCATTTGCCTGAACGAACTCGTTCGAGGGAACATCGGCAGGACCGAGCTGATCCGATTCCGTGTCGGTGTGCGCCCCGCACTTGTGGCAGTGCACGTGTCCATCCGAGTACAGCGCTCCGTTGTCCGGGGAGTTGCACGTCTCGCACGGCACGTGGCGAACGAACGTAGAATCGGCCAGCTCGGTCATGGTTGTTGGCTCCTAGAAAGGATCGTTGTGGTCGTGGACCATTGCAGCGACCATGGCAATCAGAATCAGCACCCATCCCGTTGCCACAATCGCAAAGAGCACATTCATGAACGGCACCTTAGTAGTCGGCCCCGGCCGTCTCGTTCGTGGCACCCTCACCCGATTCGGCGGGTTCGGCGGTCTCGGTGTTGTCCTCGTACACGTACCCGTCCTCGACCGCTCCGAAGGCGTAGCGCGAGGGATCGTTCTCGCCCTCCTGGACCAAGGACACCACGCGCACCACGGACAAGCGGGCGGTGATGCCAACCAGGGTAATGGTGCGCCCCTTGGCGTCCTTGCGCTCGGTGGACGGCCGGGCATACGAGCCCACGTCCATGCCGATCATGACCTGCGATCCGTTACCAACGCGGCACGTCAGCCGGTTGGGCGGGTTGGCACAGTCGATGACCACGACCTTGGGCAGCAGGGGCTTGTCACGGCCTGGGATCTTCACGACCGCAGCCTGCTTCACTCGCAGCTCGGACGTGCCGGTCGGCTTGCCCTCGTCGTCCAGCACCTGCCGGATGGGGAACGGATTCTGCTCCACCTCCACGGGCCCGACGGCATCCTCGGAGATGATGGGCAGGGACTCGTCCAGTGCGGCCTGCATTCGCTGCCGGAGCGGCTCCAGGGCCGAGTCCGGGGCGCGCAGGATGATGCTGTAGTTACCGAACTGGTCGGGCTCGTACAGCTTGGCCCACGCGGCCGTGCCGAGCGGACTGGTCATGGGGATGAACTTGCGCTTGCTCTTGGTCTTCATGTCGATGTGTTGTGTGTGTGTTAGGAAAAGAAGTAGGTGGATTCGATCAGTTCGTTCACGTCCAGGTCGCCCAAGACGGGGTGGTCGGGCAGGGGGACCGGAACTTGGGCCTGAAACTGGCGTTGCAGATCGGCCAACAGATTCGGGCGGAACACGTCTCGGTACACCTCGCGGATGACCCGTTGCAAGGATCGTACCAAGTGCGGATGCACAGCGAATGAATCGTGGATCGTGGACACGTCGCGCACCCCCTCAGCCTCCAGGCGGTTCAGAACCAGGGCCAGACACGCGGAATCCAAGGAGTGCACGTAGTTCGGGCTGATGGCATTGGCCTGCTTGTGGCCGTCGATGCGGTCCTTGGACTGGCGGTAGCGCACCCACTTCACGGTCTGCCCGATGGCCGTGCGCACCTGCCTGGTGTGGTACTTGTGGTACATCTGCGTGATCGGGAAGCCCGATGGGGAGACCCACTTCACCGGGAGTTGGTGCTTTGTGAACACGGACGAGCACTCGCGCAGCCATTCCATGCACCCCACGGCGCCCGGCACGGTGCGGTGAATGGCATCCCACACGGCCGTGGACAGCACGCGAACCGCATCGTAGGTCGGTTTGCCGCGCCTCCAGGGTCGGTCCTCGTCGGCCACGTTCAGGCCCTCGTACCAGTCCAGCACGTAGCGTTGGCACGAGTATTGTGTGGCCCCGTAGGGCAGCGTCATGACCGAACGCTTCACCGCAGCCCTGGGCAGTTCGCCGGCGCAGTGGTCGCGCAGGAACGTGAACCACGCGGCCTGAATGGAACCTGGTGTGCCCACGCTGGCCATGGCCGAGGCGGCGCTGTGTGCCGTGTCCGCGTACACGTCCATGACGCGGTTCGAGCCGACCACGTTCGTGCTGACTGCGCCGGCCCGGTCTCGCAACAGCAGCGAGAACACTTGCAGTCCGTTGTTGGTCCCGTCCACGTAGCACGGCAGCGAGCATCGACCGTCGTCCAGAGCCACCACGTAGGCCAGGCAGAACGCCAAGAACTGGAATGGGCACTCGGCCCCCGTCCACCACGTATCGTCCAGAGGATCTCGGTGCACGGACCGGATGTGCGGCTCGTTCAGGGCGACCCACGTACGGCGCTCATCCATGGTCAGCTTGTCCAGGCCCCACACGTTGGCGCCGTGCACGACCAGGCAGTCCAGGGCCTCTCGGTCCACGGGCCCCGGTCGGGCGAACGTGAGCAGCCCCCTGGCCAGGTCGTTGCCCTGCGGAGTCAGGAAGTACGGGATGGGGTACATGCGACCCCGCCAGTCCAGGTACTGCGGGAAGTGAAACGCTCGGTCTCGGAACTTGCGGGCCACGAACAGAGTGCGCTCGACCTGGATGCGTTGGGTGCGCTGGGACACGCTCTTGGAATAGCACTTGGCAGCCTCGCGCCGCCACTCCAAGCGGGCTTCTTCGTTGTGCTCGATGTCCGCGGGCTTGGCCGGCAGTACGTCTCTGTCTCGCGCCGGCAGCCCAGCCGCCTCCGTGCCGCTGTCCCACAAGTGCTCCACCACGTCCAGCACGGTCGTGTTCACCTTCCACAACGAACCCTGGGCCAGGTTGACCGAGCGCAGCACCGCCGGCATGTGCGCCTTCTCCAGGGTCTCCAGGCCGGACCGGGTGTGGGCATTCACTAGGGGCCAACGCTTGACCAAATCGGTGTGGTACCCCCCAGTGTGCACATCGGACCAGTCCACCGGGCGCGACACTGTGGGCAGATTGAACGGGGCCAGCACCTCGTGGGCCTCGTGGCTGCGAGCGATCCAGTCCAGCACGGCGTCCGGCATGACCAGGACAGACTCAGTGCGCTTTCCGTGTGTGAGGGTGCGCACTTCCACCAGTCCGGTGGCCTTGATGAGCAGCTCCAACAGCAGCGTGCCGAGGCGGGCCTTGTCGCGCACCGGCCACGCACGGTCCCGGATGCCCAGTTGCCCGGCCCGGTGCACGATTGCACCGCGAAGGTGGGAGTACCCAGCCCTTCGATGCTCCTTCATGAGGGAGCCCCACACCATGCCCTCTTGGGCGCGAAACACGTTGAAGCGGTGTTCGTCCTCTAGGCGCTGACCCAGAGCGATGGCGAACGTCCCGAACGGCCTGCCCTCTCGCAGCCCTGAGGCCGCGTCCAGTGCGTGCCGGGCCGTGATGAGGGCCAAGACCGCAGGCTTGAACAGCCGCACGAGGGGCAGCGCGGCATGGTGACGGCCCGCTGCACGTTTGGCGCCCTTGGTCCACGCCACAATGGCCGTCTCGGCCTTGTCCACGGCCTCGCGCAGCAGGTACCGTCCCACCTGGGTTTCGGACTCTTTGCCGCGCTTCATGGCCTTGGACAGCTTAGCACGGTAGCGATGCACCCCCAGTTCGGCCATCTCGGCCTCCAGGCGCACCTGTTCGTCTGTGAAACTAGTCATTCGACCTCTGCGGCTTGGCCCTCATCCCACATCTTTAGCTCTCGCTCCGCTGTTTCCGCGCGTGCCACCTGTTCTGCGACGCGGGCTCGCAGCTCCTCGTTCGCTTCCAGCGCTTTGCGTAGCTGACGTGCTGTGATCACGAGGGCCTCGACGCTGGCATCGAGACGCCGTTCCAACGCCTCGATCTCTAGCTCGTGCTCGTGATTCATGCGTTACCTCGTTGCTTCCAGTGCTTCCAGTGCTACTTCCAAGTCCGTGCCGTCCATGTGCACGTACCGCATGGTGGTCTCCAACTTAGAATGCCCGGCCCACCTTTGTACCACTGGTATCGGTACATTGGCCCGAATGAGCCGGGTGATGAGGGTGTGCCGCAAGCAGTGCGGAACCAAGTCCCGATCCAGACCGACCGCGTTGCGGGTTGCCACCCAGGACTCGTAGAAGTCCTGGTACAGCAGGTGGGAGAACGGCCCATCGTTGCCACGAACCCCCAACGTGCCCACCGCCTCGTTGGACAATGGCACCGTGCGACACCGCCCGGACTTGGTGCGCTCGAACGTGACCTGCCGATGCGGAAGGTCCACGTTAGCCCACCGCAGCGCCAAGGCTTCGGACACCCGGCACCCAGTTGCAGCCAGGAACGATGTCAGCCCGGCGAACGGCGGGTCGATGGCACGCACCATGCACTCCACCTCGGCCTCGGTCATGACGCGCCGAGCGCTTTCCGGCTCTTGCTCCCTTCTGAGGTTCAGATGGGGCACGTTGTGCCCATGCTCCCGGGCGATTCTGAGCATGGCCGACAGGGCGGACAACTTGCGGTTGATGGTGGCCGGCATCAGTCCATCACGACGCAGGCCGATGCGCAACATGTCCACATTGGCTTGGCACAGCTCGGCCACCAGCGTTTCGCGTCCCATGCGACGCACCACGTCCAGTCCGTTCAGGACCGCCGTGCGTTCGTTGCGGGACCCGGCCCACAAGGTGGATCGGGTCAACTCGGATAGTTCCGTGAGGTTCATTGCGTGCCTTCCGATTCTGGCTCGGAGATTTCAGCTTTCATTCGATTTCACCGTTTCTGAACTTGTCCAGTTCGTCACAGAACTTCGCGTGATCCTTCCAACACAGACCGATGTCTCGATCGGGGTTCAGTTCGGTGGCCCCAATCAGGTACCGGATCTCAGTCTGGTTGCGGCAGCCAACCACCGCGCACAGCTCTCGGTCGGCCACTGGGTCCTTGGATGTGGGCTTGAATTGCACTTTCACCGTGCCCCCTTTCTGCCGAAGCTCAGAACTTTCTTGATTCGGGACAGGCCACGTTTCCACACCGAACTGCGGTCCTCGAACGTGGTCCGCACGTCAACGTCCAGACTCTGGACGTTGATGAGATGTCCGCGCTTCCTCATGCGGGCCAATCGTCGACGTTGAGCCCGATTCTGGCCGAACGGAGAGAGTCCGGAACCACAACGCTGTCCGGCCCTCCGGCGTCGGATGTGCTTGTGGTGTTTCGGGCCACGAGTGTCGTTGCAGTCGGGGATGATGCAGTGCATGTCTTGTGCCTCTTCTAACGATCTTTCCAGAATGCAGAAACCGTTTGCACCACAGAGTCCAGGTCCTGCGCCGTGCGGGGCCGCTGATCATGTTTGAAGCACAACGTTGCCCTGTGACCAGCCTGTTGCCAATAGGCCAATTGCCGGCGCTCACAACCGTAATAGAGGATGATGGTCCCGTCTGCTTCACGGAATGTGGTCCAACTGTAAACTCCATCACCAGACAGAATGGGGTGCTCGTGCGAGCCGTCCACAACGGCGTTACCATCCACGTTGGCCTTGCCAGACACGTCGGCCCCGCCAGACACGTCGGCCTTGCCGGACACGCGGGCCTTGCCAAACACGCTGGCCTCGCCGGACACGTTGGCCTCGCCGGACACGCGGGCCCCGCCGAACACGCTGGCCTCGCCGGACACGCGGGCCCCGCCGAACACGCTGGCCGAGTCGAACACGCTGGCCGAGTCGAGCACGCAGGCCTCGCCGGACACGCTGGCCTCACCGAACACGCAGGCCTCGCCGGACACGCGGGCCTCGTCGAACAC